CCCCCTAAAATGGGGGTAGGACCACCCCCAAAAAAGGGGGGTCACATAAATACAAAAAACAAAAAACAAATATCTACTAACGTAGATATTAATACAGCGCACGAAAAAACAGCAAAAAAACCGACCAAGCATGAAGCCGATTTAGCACTGTTGGCAGAGCATGGAATCGAGGGGCAAATTGCTGAAGACTTTTTGACAATCCGAAAAGCAAAACGCCAGCCACTGACAGAAACGGCTATGCGCCTGATTGCAAGCGAAGCTCAAAAAGTTGGTATGACGGCATTTCAGGCAGTTGTTTTTTCCATTGGCAACGGCTGGGGAAGTTTCCGCACTGATTGGGTCAGAAATAAAACCTTTGGCAAACAGTTAGGCGGAAATGGTGGTTTAACCCACAACATGACGGCTGATGTACTGGACGGCAAACAATACGGCGATCAGCCGACAACGGATTTCTAGGGGGTGGATATGGCTTTGAAAAGTACCGCCGATTTTTTAAAAAACTATGGCAACGCTAAAACGGAAACACGCAAATGCACGGAGCATGGCGAGTATTTGGCGAAAAGTGTTTTCCGCAACGTTTGGACTGATTGTCCGATTTGCGGAAAGCTGAAAGCGGCAAAAGAAGCTGTTGAATATGCCGAACGTCTTGTCAGCGAATTAAAACAAGACGAAATGTCAAAACGCATTGGCCGATCAGGCATTGCAGAACGGTTTAAAAACTGCCGAATTGAAAATTTCAAGGTTGATGAAGGCGTGGTCGGAATGGCAAGGGCAAAATCTGCCGCCGCCGACTATGCGGAAAACTTCGATGATGTTTTGCAGACCGGGCGGAACATGATTTTTTCAGGTAAGCGTGGCACTGGGAAAAATCATTTGGCCTGTGGCATTGCTCACAAGGTTATCGAATCGGGGCGCAGTGCAGTGGTAATTACTGTCGGCGATATGTTGCAGACCGTAAAAGACAGTTTCAACGGCGGAAGCGAGAAAGAGGCTGTTGGAACTTTTGTAAAACCTGAATTGCTGGTGCTTGATGAATTTGGCGCGGGCAACCTGTCTGAAACGGATGGTCGGATTTTGTTTTCGGTGATCAACGGTCGATATGAGCGGCTTATGCCAACGCTGGTGTTGACTAACTTATCGGCTAAAGATTTCCGCGAAAACGTTGATGCCCGTATCAGAGACCGCTTGAGAGATGGCGGCGGTAAGTTGATACCGTTTGACTGGGATAGTTACCGTGCGTGAAACCTGCTTCTACTGCCTACACGCAGATTTTAAAGCCGAAGCAAACGGCACGATGCGCGGATTTGCAAGATGTACCAAAGCAAAGACGGCTGAGGATAAATCGAGCTACTACTTTGGCGGCTACAAATGCGACAAAGGCGAATTTAACCCGGCAACAGCCGACACGATGGAAAAACGGCGCGAGAAATTTGAAGAATGGCGCAACAAAAGGAAATGAGAAATGAGAATTTTAGCCTTATTCGATGATGGAAACGGCAGTGTAAAAAAGGCACTGCCTGAGCATGATGTCGTATCGGTAGGGATTGGAAACGCCGATATTGTGATGGACTTATCAGACTTGAAAAATATTAAAAAGCTGGTCGATATGCACAAAAAAGAGCCGTTCGACCTGCTGATGGCAAGCCCCCCGTGTGAATCATGGAGTTTTGCAACCGCAGGAGATAACGGAAACGTTTATCGAGATAAAAACAGCCTAGCGTTACGAACGTTTCAAAACTGGAAAGAAAACCCGTGTGTGTTGGTTCGTAAATTAGTCGAGCGTAACGCGCCTGAAATTCCTGCTGTATATGCAAGATATTTGAGAAAGGGAGTGAACGGCGATTTAACAGCATTGTTTACGGCTGAGTTGGTTAAGGCTTTGGGAATCCCGTTTGTTATTGAGAACCCACAGTCATCAATGTTGTTTGAAAAGCTGAAGCGCGAGGGGTTGAGTTTTGTGAAAAACACTGCCTGCTATTCGGCGTACAGCGAAGAATTTCCGCTTAAACGAACCGGCTTTGCTTCAGGTGTGGAGATGAATTTAAAACAGGCGAAACGTGCGAAATTCACATTTAAATATTGGAAGGGGAACAGGCATATCGTGCGTTCATCAATACCTGAAGATTTAATAAAACACATTGTAAGTCACTTTTAACAAGGAAAACGGAAATGAAAAATTGGTTAATCGGAAAATTGGGCGGCGTGAGTAAGAAAGAGCATGAAGCAGTTATTGTGACCGCTGAGATATTTAGAAGCATGCTGAAAGATTACAAGCAGAGAATTTCAGCCGGCTAGAAAGAAAAAGCCGAAATTGAAGAAGCCGGAAAAGAAATGAGTGATCGCATTTCAGAGCTTATCGACAAGCTGAACAAAGAACGCAAAGTTTCTAACGGCCTGATAGCAAAAGGCACGGCACTGGGAATCAAGGTTTCAGAGCTACAAGACGAATTGGAGCGTAAAGACAAAGAACTGGTTCAGACGAAAGTGCAATTACTGGACGTTTTACGAAACAAACCCGATTCCGCGCTTAGAAGTGAGATTGCACGGCTGAAAGGGGAATTGGAATTACTGAAGCGCAATAAATTCAAGCGAGGCCGCAAATGATGACGATGTTTCTTATTGGGTTAGGCGCAATCGCGGCACTTATCGGAATCACTCTTTGGGTAGATATGCCGCCGATTGATGAATTTGGACAACGTGAAAAGGAGTAGGGGAAATGGAAACGAAGCGATGCAACAAATGTGGAAGAGAAAAGCCGTTATCTGACTTAGATAGCCGGAAGAATAAAAAGACAGGCGAAATGTACTACTTGTCGCTTTGTAAAGCTTGCAGAAGAGAATACCAAAATCAGTATTGCAGAGCAAATAAGAATGAAATCAATAGAAAACAGCGCGAGCGATCGGCGAAAAAACGAGCAGAGAAGAAAGTATTAGGTGAGCCTAAGTCTAGGGTTTGCAAGTGCTGCAAACAAGAGAAGCCGATTGACAGCTTTTATAAAAAGTACCCAAACCGCGATGGGAATTTGGTGTATGACTGGAAATGCAAGGCTTGTAAACGAGAGGCTTACAGAGAAAAACACGGCGTTAAGCCAGTTCCAAAACCGCCGAAGCCGAGCGTATGGGATTTGACGGTAATGCCGAAAATAAGCGTTGAACATACCGTTCAAATCGCAAACGAAGCGTTCCCTTTGTTGAGTAACCAGTATTGGAAAGTAGGGGAAGCCAAAAAGATTTACAAACAATTCGGCATGAAATGGAGCTATTTATGAAATTCTCGGTATTTTTGATTTGTGTGTTGGTTGTAGTGTTGGCGATCGGATTTGTTGAATGGGTCGAAAAGAAAGTACGCAACCAAGACGATGACGATGATTGGGGTGGGAGTTGGCCGTATTGATGGAAAAACCGTGTAAGTCTGTATTGCTTCCTTACCCTAACAAGGATTTAAACCCAAACAAACGGCTAAATCCGCACGTTAAGGCGAAAGTTTTCAAGGCGGCAAAAAATGAGGCTTACACACTTGCAGAAAAAGCAGGATTAAGGGGGATTCAGCAAAGGAAGCTTAGATTGCTGTTTTCCCCGCCTGATAGGAGACGGCGAGACTTGGACAATATGCACGCAAGCATGAAAGCAGCTTTAGATGGCATTGCGCTTGCGATTGGTTGTGATGATAGCGAGTTTTGCCCAATTATTATTGACCGTGCTCCGCCGGTAAAAGGCGGTTCGGTGTTGGTGGAGTTTTATGGTGATTAAATTTTTCGCTTTTTTTTCGGCATTAGTTTTTCTTTATGCTGGCTATTTCGTAAGTAAAGTTCTGTCTGTGCTTGATTTAAAAAAAACGTTAATTTTTCAAAAGGGGGACAGGAAAGTAGTAGAAATTCATACGATGCAACTGTTTATTTTTGTTGTTTTTTCCGTGATTTGGGCTTTCCTTATGCTTTCATTCGCGCTGAAACCTTAAGGAGTTTTATAAATGAGTAGAGACGAATTGAGGTTATTGGCGTTGTCGTATCGAAATATTGACTGGCTTTTAAATCTCCGAAGCAGGAGTAAGTCAACACTTAAAAAACCGCGCGAAGAGGGAGCGTAAGTGAGCGCAATCAGAAAAGCGGCCAAAGGGGAAGATTGCACACTCAATATCGCAGGGGTGTGCAATTACAACCCTGAAACAGTGGTTTTATGTCATTTCCCAAGTGAGACACATGGCATGGGGTTGAAGAGTAACGATTTATCGGCAGGCTTCGGGTGTAGTGCTTGCCATGATGTGATAGATGGACGGTCGCATATCAAGTTGAGCAAGGAAGATAAAGAGTTTTATATGCGCCGTTCGCAGTTCAGAACGCTTTTAAAGCTGATAGACAAGGGAATCGTTAAATGCAAAGCGTAGCGTACAGGCTGACGAAAGACAACAAGCGGACTTTAATGACGACCATCTACAACAATCTAGGGGCGTGGTTAGAGGCTAATTCAGAGCTTGAAGTATGTATCAGGCCGTATAACTCGAAGCGAAGCATAGAGCAAAACAGAAGGCTTTGGGCCATTTACGGGGAATTAGCAGATAAGGCGTGGGTCAACGGCAGGCGATACAGCGCGGAAACGTGGCACGAGTATTGCAAAGGAATGTTTTTAGGCTATGAGTTAAAGGCCATGCCGGACGGCACAGAGCTTAAAACGCCAATAAGCACGACAACGCTTAATACGGCAGAAATGACGGACTATCAAAACCGCTTGCAGGCATGGACGGCAGGGAACTTCGGGTTAATTTGGGAATTTTGAATGAAAGGGAACGCTATGACGCTAAAAGAGCTAATCAAACTCAAACAAGCCGACTGGGGAATGCGGACTTTGGTTTTGTTGCATAAAAAAGGGTTAATCAAGCTATGAATCAACAAGAATTTGAATTTATGAACGACTTGGCGCGTGCTTTTGAGCGTCGTTACCGTGATACGCGCAGCTTAAATAGATGTTTGAGTATCGAAGGCCGCTATATGGGGGAGGAAGTTTACCTGCATAAGCCTGAAATCGGCTTGAGATACGGCGAAGATGCCATGTTTCTAACTCTGCAGGCATGGGCGAAGGTGGATGCGCCGCAACAAGAGGCCGTCCGTATTTCATTCGGCATCGGTGCGAAGTCGCAGGCGGCCTACGAGGAACGCTTGCAGGCGGAAATCAGGCGGCGCGGCGAACAGCCCCTGCATTCGCAGACGGATTTAGGCTTGGCCGCGTGGTATAGGGCGATACGGCAGGCGGCAGGGGACGATTTTGATTTGTTGTTTGAGAAGGTTTGATTTTCTTTACGGTTGCGGTATGATTGCGGAAATTAACACTTCTTAATGAAAGATGGGAAATGGCATATATCAACATACTGGCTGGCGATTTTCATAAAGGGAAAGCCGTCTTAAAAAAAGATTGTATTGTTCTTCTTCGCGGCGAGAAGGTTGCACTGCTTGATATTGCAGGTTATGAGGTGCAGGACGGCGGTGTGATAGAGGTTGTGTTTTTTGATGGCCGCCGAATGCTGGTGGAGAAGGACGACGCATTCCTACAAGCGGTGAAGGTCGTCCTTTATAATGAACCACAAAACCCAGAAGAGCGGCGGCAGCAATACAACCAAAGGCAGGTTAATTCTGCGGCTAAGGCAAAAAAAGCAAAGAAAATCAAGCTGATTGTCGGCGGTATTTTTGTTTTGCTATTTGTTGCTATGTGCGCTGTGCCGAAAAAGGAATTAACGCCTGAAGAGCAGGCGGTCGCCGAAAAGCAGAAAATTGATGGGAAAATTGCTTCAGGTGTACGGGAATTTAAGTACGACAAGAAAGCTTATCCGAAGTTATACAAGAAGTGGGGCGAGAAGGCTGTCGAGGAAATGAACGGTTATTTGCCACGGATAGCCGAACATGTTGCCCGAGAGGATTCATGCGATACGGTAGAAAGTGTTGATATTTCAGATGCGCGCAGCAACCCGAAAGCAAAACAAATGGTCTTCTTCGTAGATTGCAGGAATGGCAAACGCTTTTTTGTATCTACTGACGACCTTAATTCCGGCCGAAAATCAACCGCTGAACAGGATAAAAAGATTGATAATTCAGCTGTCATCAGTCAGTGTGATGCGGCAATTAAAGCTCAATTGAATCATCCCGGAACGTTTGATCCGCACATCCTGGACACGGCAACCGGAGTAAATCCGAATGGTAATATCTTGGTTACCCGTGGATTTACGGCTAAAAACGGACTTGGAATGCAGGTTGATTATCGGGCATATTGCGTTATCACAGAAAATAAAGTGGAAGTTTCGGTTGAACAGAAATAGCAAAAACCCCTTGCATGTGCAGGGGGTTTGTTTTATATTCCCATTCACGAGGCGTCGAAAACCTCCTAAAGCGGAATCGCACCGTTACTGCGATATTTTTACGTCCATAGTTTCCTTAGTGTTTTGCTTCGATAAAGGTTTCCTATGGCCGCGAGGGCTGTGAATACAATACCCGTAAGGGGAATAAGCACGGCTCACTTTGGGAGTTTTCGAACCTCGCGGCCGCCCGTTTCGGGCAATTTCGAAAATAACCAAAGGAAACCATCATGAATGCAATCGCAATCTCTAATGTGGCTATTCGCCAAACCGAAAACAACCTTTACAATTTGAATGACTTGCATAAAGCCAGCGGCGGCGAGAAACGCCATGAACTGACAAACTGGCTGAAATTACGGCAAACTACTGAATTGATTGATGAATTATCCAAACCTGAAATTCCAGGTTTGGAAGAAAATCAACAGGTTATCAAAGTGGTTCGTGGCGGCAACAAACGCGGCACTTACGCCTGCAAAGAATTGGTGTATGCCTACGCTACTTGGATTAGTGCCAAATTCTTTTTACAGGTTATCCGCACCTTCGATGCAGTAATTTCAGGCCGTCTGAAACCGAAAGCCCCGCGCAAAGCGCTGCCGTCCGGCTTGACCCACGAACAGCAGGCGGAAGTCAAAGCCCTGCACAACATCCTGATTCAGTCCGTGCCGTTCGAGAAACAGAAGGCTTTGGCAATTACCCTGTGGAGCGCGGTCAAATCGAAATTCAAGGTAGGCTACAAAGACGTGCCGCCTGAACAGTTTCCCGAAGTGTTGAGCCTGATGGCGCGGGTGGCTGTGGAAAAAGGGGCGCAATACCGCGAAGCCGAAGCCGTGAATCTGGAAACCGTGCCGAAGCTGTTTTCCAATCAGGCCAATATCCCGTTCGACTTGAAACGGGACGCCCATTACGCCGTAACGGTGCGGAACGGGAAAATCTACCGCTATTCCCTAAGCTACGCCTTGATGCCGCGTGAAGACAGTCTGATTCCGTGCCTCGCACATCAGGTTTAATAGGGATTGGGGAATTAAATTCCCCATCTATCAAATTTTCAGACGGCCTGTTGTTTTTTCCAGCAATAGGTGTATAATTCAAATCGTTACCCTTGCGGGGCTTTTCGCACGCCCAAAGGATATGAATTTCTAAGCCCGTACATAACAATGTGCGGGTTTTTGCGTTTTCGGAGCGTCTGAATGTGAGCTTCTGCCTGTACAGGTAGCGGCGTTTGAATTTTCAGGTTTTCTAGCCATGCCATAACTGGCAAAGGCAAAAGGGGCGGCGTAGCCGTTGAGGAAGATGCCGCGGACGCTTCCAAATCAAACTAGGGGTCGCGCCCTACATACGAGAGAGAGTCGTAACAAAACGCGGTGCAAGTGAAACGCGTTTGCCCGACCTAAATGGTTGTCATGCATGACAGACTATAAAGCGGTTCTTGCACCCTTCGCCCTATGCCTTGACGGTGTAGGGCGTTCCATTTTTCCTGTGAGTCGAGTGTGTTTTGCCGTCTAATTCTGAGATGGGTCGGAGTTAGACGGTTTCTTTTTGGAGTTCGATATGAGCGAGAAAAAACGCCCAATCGGGCGACCAACAAAATACAAGCCAGAATATGCTGAACAAGCCTATAAATTATGCTTGCTTGGCGCAATAGATGCCGATATGGCTGATTTTTTTAATGTTGAAGTATCAACGCTTAATAATTGGAAGAACGAATTTCCCGAATTTTTGGAGTCCATAAAAAAGGGGAAGATGTTAGCGGATGCAAATGTTGCTGACCGATTGTATCAACGTGCTATGGGCTATGAAGCCCCTGATGTAGATATTCGGGTAGTTGGCGGCGAGATTATCCAAACCCCACTGACGAAATACTACCCGCCTGACACTCCTGCTGCTATTTTTTGGCTGAAGAATCGCCAGCGTGGGAAATGGAGCGATAAATCGGAACTTGACGTTAAATCGAGCGATGGCAGTATGACACCGTCTGTACGGCTTAATGCTGAAGAGTTTCGCAAGATTGCCGAGGACGTTTTAAGCAAGGTTTAGCATAAAATGCTAATCCTACGGACGGCTAGATTGCCATTTTTATGCAATTTTCCAAAGGAATTTAAAATAAAATGGCACTAGAGCAATTCAATGAGGCTGAAATTTCGGTAATCCGTGATTTAAGCTCAATCAATCTGTACATGTTCACACGGTGGATGTTCCGCGAGCGGCGAGGCTACCAGTGGACGCAAGCACGTCACCACGCCCTAATCTGCGATGCCCTTGAGCGTGTTTTCAACGGCGAAACAAAACGCCTGATTATCAACATTCCGCCGCGATACTCGAAAACGGAAATAGCGGTTGTGAACTTTATCGCGTGGGCGATGGGGCGTGTGCCTGATAGCGAGTTTATTCATGCGAGCTATTCGGCTACGTTGGCCGTCAATAACTCCGTGCAGATTAGGAACTTGGTACAGCATGAGGAATATCGGGCAATTTTCCCTGATTTAGCACTTGCAAGCGAGAGCAGCCATCACTGGAAAACGACTGCCGGCGGTGTGATGTACGCAACAGGTACAGGCGGCACGATTACAGGCTTTGGTGCAGGCAAGCACCGTGAGGGCTTTGGCGGTTGTATCATCATTGACGATCCGCACAAGGCTGACGAAGCACGAAGCGAGGTTAGACGGCAAAACATCATCGACTGGTTCCAAAACACGCTTGAATCTCGTAAAAACAGCCCTGAAACGCCGATTATCCTCATTATGCAACGGTTGCACGAGAATGACTTGGCAGGTTGGCTGCTTGATGGTGGTAATGGCGAAGAGTGGGAACACCTTTGCTTACCTGCTATTCAAGACGACGGCACGGCATTGTGGCCTGAAAAGCACGATATTGAAACATTGCGCCGCATGGAACAAGCTGCGCCGTATGTGTTTGCCGGGCAGTATTTGCAGAAACCTGCACCGCCTGATGGTGGTACGTTTAAGCCCGATAATCTGCAATTTGTGAAAGCATTGCCTGCTGGAAATATCAGATGGGTTCGCGCATGGGACTTAGCCTCAACAGCGAACGACGGCGACTATACAGCTGGCGGCAGGCTTGGTGTAACAGAAGATGGGCGGTACATCATCGCCAATATTGTGCGCGGCCAGTATGGTGCTGACGAGCGAGATAGGATATTACGCAACACGGCGCAAAAAGACGGCGTGAAAACTAAGATATCTATCCCTCAAGATCCCGGGCAGGCTGGTAAGTCGCAAACTTTATATCTAACCCGTCAACTGGTGGGTTTTTCTGTATCTGCCAGCCCCGAATCGGGCGATAAGGTTACACGAGCCGAGCCGTTCGCCGCTCAAGTCAACATCGGTAACGTGATGTTGTTGGATGATGGCACATGGGACACAGACGCGCTGATTTCAGAAATGCGGATGTTCCCAAACGGTCAGCATGACGACCAAATCGACTGCTTGAGCCGTGCGTTTGGCGAGCTACTAGACACCCGAACTGGCATGATTGATTACCTGCGTTCGCAGGTTGAGGCAAATAAATGAGTAAAAAGACACCTTTATCACAAGGCTTTATTGCCCGCGTTGCCGCCGGTGTCCGTTACGCCTTTACCGGCAACGCGGACGGGTGGTTTGATGCGGGCGAGCCTTTAGCACCTGTTGCACAACAGGCAGAGGGTCGGCGGTTCGATTATGAGCCGTTCTACAACGTAGGGCATTCCAAACCGCGTGAACGTGAGGCAATAGGCTTTACACAATTACGCGCCCTTGCCGATAACTACGACGTGTTACGCTTGGTTATCGAAAAGCGCAAAGACCAAATGGAGTGCCTGAAATGGACGATTCAAAAGCGCGACGTTGAATCAACCAAAGACAACGAATCGCAGCGAAAAGACCGAAAGGTCGATGAAGCCATTGCGTTTTTCCAATCGCCTGACAAAGAGCATACATGGGCGGACTGGCTGCGCATCTTGCTGGAAGATTTGTTTGTCATTGACGCGCCATGTATCTATCCGCGTAAAACACTGGGCGGCGACTTATTCGCCCTTGAAGTGATAGACGGCGCAACAATTAAGCGCGTATTGGACAATACAGGCCGCTTGCCAGCACCGCCTGATACAGCGTATCAGCAAATCTTGCACGGCATGGCGGCAGTTGACTACACGGCGGATGAATTGATTTACCGCTCACGCAACAACCGAAGCTATAAAGTCTACGGCTATTCGCCCGTTGAGCAAATCATCATGACCGTGAATATTGCCCTAAAACGGCAGCTTCACGCGCTGGAATACTACACGGCTGGTAGTGTGCCTGACGCTTTAGTCGGCGTGCCTGAAACGTGGTCGGCTGACGACATTAAACGATTCCAAGAATACTGGGATTTGCTGCTATCGGGCGAGACGGCGGAACGGCGTAAAATGCGTTTCGTGCCGGGCGAGTTGGCCAGAAACTTTAAAGAGACGAAACAGCCGCCGCTTAAGGACGTTTACGACGAATGGTTGGCGCGTGTCGTTTGCTTTGCGTTTAGTGTTGAGCCTACGCCGTTTGTAGCGCAGGTAAACCGCAGCGTGGCAGAGACGAGCCGTGAGCAGTCGCTTTCAGACGGCATGAGTAGTCTGAAAAACTGGGTAAAATCCCTGATTGATGACGTGCTTGCCCGCTATATGGATATGGCCGCGTATGAGTTTGTTTGGCAGGAAGAGGAATCGCTCAACCCGAAAGAACAGGCAGAAATCTACGCTATCTACAAAAACGCAGGTATCTTGACCGCTGATGAAATCCGCGCCGAATTGGGCAAAGAGCCGTTACCGGAGCAGGAACAACCAAGCAAGCAAGACGACCAACAGCCTGAAGAACAGCCGAATCAAGAGGCTGAAAAGCTGGGAAAGTCGGAAAGCCCGATGAGCGAAGACGAAGCCGCCGCGCTTATTGAGGCTTATTTGCTGACACGAGTTGACGGCTTGGCTGAACAAATCGCGGCACTGATTGCCGGGGCGGTTGTTGACTGGCAGGCCGATGACCTGGCCGCCGAACTGAACAGAGTAGCGAAAATCATTACCGACGGTTTGGATTTTGGCGAGTGGTCGGGATTGTCTGATGTGGTTGAGCCGATAATCAGACGCGCGGCGGAAGACGGGGCGGTTGCCGCCTTGTTGCATGTAATGCCTGACCCTGCTGTCGGCATGGTTACGAATATTCGCAGCCGTGCTGTCAAGTGGGCGCATGAACGCGCCGCCGAAATGGTCGGCATGAAGTGGGTGGGCGGCGAGCTTATCCAAAACCCTGCCGCCGAATGGCAAATCACAGAGGGAACGCGCGAAATGATACGCGGCCAAGTGGTCGAAGCCATGCGAAACGGCGACAGTGTGCAGGAATTGGCAGGCCGTCTGAAAGAATCTCACGCTTTCAGCAATGCCCGCGCCCGAACTATTGCCCGAACTGAGACGGCGATGGCGGACGGCATGGGCAACCTGATAGGCTGGGAAGAGACCGGACTTGTTGCCGGTAAACAGTGGCTGACCGCTGAAGACGATAAAGTATCAGAGGTTTGCAATACGAACGGTAAGATGGGCGTGATTGGGCTGCATGAGCATTTCTCACATGGTGCTTTAACGATTCCAGGCCATCCCAATTGCAGGTGTACGGTCGTCCCTGTTTTGGCAGAGGATATGTCTTAAATTTAGTTGATGTTGGTAGTGGGTTTGCCGCTCTCTTTACGGGGGCGGCTTTTTTTTGGAGTACAGAATGGCAAAGTTATACGCAGAAATCGCCAAGATGGAAGCGCAGGACGACGGCACTGTCAAAGTTTGGGGGTATGCCTCAAGTGAAGCGGTCGATTCGGACGGCGAAATTATCGCGGCAGAAGCAATGAAAGCGGCTATTCCCGATTATATGAAGTTTGGCGCGGTGCGTGAAATGCACGGCTCAAACGCAGCGGGGACGGCTATTGAGATTAATGTAGAAGACGATGGGCGCACATTCTTCGGCGCGCATATCGTTGACCCTGTTGCCGTGACGAAAGTCAAAACAGGCGTTTACAAAGGCTTTTCAATCGGTGGGAGCGTTACCTCCCGTGATGAATTGAATAAGTCGCAAATCACAGGCTTAAAGCTGACAGAAATCAGCCTTGTTGACCGTCCTGCCAACCCTGACGCGGTGTTTACCTGCTACAAAGCGGATAAGCCGAAAGATGAGGAAGAGGCGAATAAGGACGAAGACGACAAGCCGGCTGATAAAGCCGATGAAACGCCTGCTGATGATGCTGAAAAGGCAGATGGCGATAAGAAAGATGACAAAGACGACAAAGACGACAAAGAAGACGAAACCGAGAAATCGGCAAGCGTGAATTTGTCCGAATCTGAAATCGCCATCTTGAAAGCGGTATTAGCAAAGGCCGAGAAACCGAAAGACGAGCCGGTCGCCAAATCAATGTGGCAAGTCAAATCACTGGCTGACGTGCTGATGTCGCTGAAATGGCTGATTGAGGAAGCAGCCTACGACAACATCGATGAAGCTGTTATCGCGCAAATTAAAGAATCAGCAGGCAGCCTTGCTGAATCGCTGAAAACCTTGACAGTAAGCGAAGCCGACAAGCTGGTTGATGGTTTGGCAGCCAAAGCCGATAAATCAGACGACCTTGCCAAGGCCGAATCAGTGGACGAACTGGCAAAAGCGCAAGACGCGCTGAAAAAATCGAATGACGCACTTGCCAAAGCGAAGGCAGAAATCGAAAGCCTGAAGAAACAGGCAGCGCCGCCGAAAGGTAGCACTAAAGCTATCAGTAAGGCAGAAGATAACGGCGAAGACCCTTTAAATGGTTTTGAGCCGATTGTAAAGAATGACGGTTCGCTTGATGACGTGGCGACACTCATTAAAGCAAAACAAACAGGCCGTCTGTAACACCGCTTACAGGCGGTTTTTTTATTATCAGGAGCGATAAATGAACGTGAATCAACTCACACAAGAAACAATTGCGCTGATGAAGTCAGCACAAGCAAACGGCGAGCCGTTGAACAAAGGTTTTACTCAGCCGACCAGCTTTACCAATGGTTTGCAAACCTATGATCTGTCAGCGCCGTCACAAAAACTCTATCCGGTACTGACACCGTTGCGCAACCGTATCCCACGCGTGGGCGGCGGTCGCACCATCGGCTCAAACTGGAAAGCCATCACTAATATCAACGTAGGCAATCAACGCGCCGGCATTAGCGAAGGTAAACGCGGTGGTGTCATCAATCACGAAATGGTTGAGCGTAACGCCCAATTCCGCGCCATCGGCTTGGAAAACCAAGTATCCTTTGAAGCTGACTACGCTGCGCGTGGCTTCGAAGATGTGAAAGCGTTGGCGGTTGCCCAAACCTTGCAAGCCACTATGATTGCCGAAGAAATGATTTTGTTGGGCGGGAATACCAGCCTGAAATCAGGCGTTACACCTACTCCGACCGCTGCCGTTTCCGCTGAAGCATCGGGTAAAATCAGCGGTAGCACCTTGTCTGTAATCTGCGTGGCTTTGGGCTTGCAAGCATATTGGGACGTGGCAGGCGCAAACAACGGTGCAATCGGCCAAAGCCTGAACATTAAAACTGCTCAAGTACCGACCAAAATCACACGCCAAAACGCTGACGGCACGACCGATACATTCGGCGGCGGTTCTGCTCAAAAATCTGCTGCCGCTTCTGTTTCCGGTATTGCGACAGGTAAAAAAGTAACCGCTATGGTTCCAGCTGTTCGCGGCGCGGTTGCCTACGCTTGGTTCTGGGGCGCTGCCGGTTCTGAAAAACTGGGTGCGGTCACTACTTCCGCTAAAGTGGATATTTTGGCTGACGCTGAAGGCACTCAAACCGCCGCTTCTTTGCCGTCTGAAGACAATTCCACTTCTATCTTGGAATTTGACGGTCTGTTGACCCAAATTGCCCTGCCTGATTCCGGCGCGTATTGGGCGGATAACAAAGGCAGCAGCCTGACCTCAGACGGCGCAGGCGGTGTGTATGAGTTTGAAGAAGCCTTTGCAAACTTCTACTCAAAATATCGCCTGTCCCCTGACACAATCTACGTCAACGCCCGCGATTTGGCTGCTTTGACCAAGCTGATTATCGGCAACGGTGGCGCACCGATGATTAAGCTGAATGTAGACGTGAATAACACCGCAAACATTAAAGCTGGTGTCGTTGTCGGTTCGTACCTGAACAAAATCACAGGCGACGAGCTGAACATCGTAGTACACCCGAACCTGCCTGCCGGTACTTACCTGTTCTATTCAAGCCGTCTGCCTGCTTACGTTCAAGGCGTGGGTAACCTGCTGCAAGTGCGTACACGTCAAGAGTACTACCAAATCGAATGGCCGCTGCGTACCCGTATGTATGAATATGGTGTCTATGCGGACGAAGTGCTGCAAGGTATGTTCATGCCTGCTTTCGGTATGATTACCAACGTAGGTTAAGCCTAATCAGGCCGTCTGAATTTTCGGACGGCCTCTTTCTTTTGGAGAATCGAAATGACTGAAATGGTTAAATTACAAGCCCCTGAAGGCTTTACCGATGTTTCATTTGGTAGCCAAAGCTACGAAGTGGGCGAAAACGGCGTTGTTGAAGTGCCTGCCGAAGCGGCGCAATTCTTGTATCAGTTTGGCTTTGGTAACGTGGCTGAAGAGCCTGCCGAAGCTGGGGAGCCTGAAAAAGGTAAGCGCGGCCGTAAAAAGGCTGATGCTGAACAGGAAGAACAGACCTCTGAATCTGAAAAGGCTGAATAACGATGGCCGCCCTTGTCCCACTTGATTCGCTCAAGCAACGGCTAGGCGTTACCCACGACAAGCAGGACGCGTATTTCCAAACCCTGCTTGACGGGGTATCGGCGGCGGTTGAGGCTTTTATCGGTCGAAAACTAGCTGCGGCGGATTATGTCGAGCGTTACAACGGCAACGGCAAGAATCGCCTTGTATTGGAACAATGGCCTGTCATTTCCGTGTCGTCCGTGAAAATCAACGGGCGAGTAGTAGATGACTGGGACTTTGATAACTGGCTGCTGATTCGCCATGCCTGCTTTGCGCAGGGAATCCGTAACGTTGAAGTGTCGTACCGTGCTGGCTACGAAACCATGCCTGCCGATATTCAGGAAGCCGTCTTGATTATCGCAACGCAACGCTTGAACGAAATCGAGAACAAGGGCGTGCAGAGTAAAAGCCTTGCAGGGGAAACAATATCCTTTTCGAGCTTTAGCCAGTCGGGCGGTATCCCCCCGTCCGCTTACGCCATTCTGATGGAATACAAGCGAAAGGCCGTCTGAAATGCTGAAAATGGAATTTATCGGCGGCGACGTTTTGGCGGCGGTATTGCGCTCCTACGGTGGCAAGGTTCAGACGGCTATCGTGCAGTCCATTGGTCGGTCGGCGTTGCGTTTGCAAAGCGAAGTCATGGATAACCGCCTATCCGGGCAGGTGTTGAATATACGGACTGGCAATCTTCACCGCTCAATACATCAGCAAGTGACCAGTTCGGGCGGTTTGGTTGTTGGCGAGGTCAACACGAATGTCCGATACGGCGTGGCGCATGAATATGGCTTTGCCGGAACAGTCAACGTTAAAGACTCAATGAGGCAGATACGTCAGGCTTTCGGCAGGCCGTTGAAATCGCCGCGTTATGTGCAAATCCGCGCCCACTCTCGCAATGTGAAGCTGCCTGAACGGTCGTTTTTACGGTCGGCTTTACGCGATATGAAGCCGGAGATTGAGGCGGATTTGCAAAAATCCATTGAAGGGGTATTACGATGAATCGTGAAGCGATTTATTCAGCGCTGTGGGCAAAGCTTGAGGCGTTAGACGGTTTTACAACCAAGAGCCGCAAGCTGTTGCACTGGAATGACGTAAAGGGCTACGACCAGCCGGCGTTATTTATGGCTCAAGGCGATATGCAGGCGGTAACGACAACAGGGCAAGAGACGAAATGGCTGTTGCGCGTTGATGTGTATCTTTATGTTCAGACGGCAGGCGAGCCACCCGCGCCCATCATGAATCCGCTGATTGATGCGGTGTGTAATGCCGTGAACGCTGTGCACCCAATCACTGGTAGGACGGCTTTATTGGTTGATGGCGCGGATGTTGAGTATTGCCGCGTTGAGGGGACGGTAGAAACAGACGAGGGAACGCTTGGCAATCAGGCCGTCTGTATTATCCCAATTATGATTTGCGCCGCTTAGTCGGCAATTAGAAAGGAAATGTCATGCAGTTGACGTTTGGTAGTGGCGAGGTTTTCGCTGAGATGATCACGGATGCTTACGGCAACCGTGTGCAAAACGCAACGCCTGTGCGAATCATGGGCTTGCAGGAAATGTCTGTTGATTTGTCGGCAGAGTTAAAAGAGTTTTACGGCCAAAACCGCTTTGCGCTGGCTGTTGCTCAAGGTAAGGTAAAGGTTTCAGGTAAATTCAAGGGCGCGTTAATCAACGGCCTGACGCTGAATACTTTGTTCTTCGGCGCTGAGTTTGCAACCGGGACGATGAAAGCCTTGTTTGCTGATACCACTGGCAAAGCTGTGCCTGCTTCGGGTGCTTACACTGTTCAGGTGGTTGCGCCTAACAGCGGTCGATTTGTTGAAGACGCTGGTGTGATGGGCGAGGACGGCACGGCTTATATCAAAGTAGCCAGCAACCCTGCTGCGGGTCAATACACTGTATCAAATACCGGCCTTTACACATTCCACGACAGCGCGAAGGGTAAAACGGTATTCCCAAGCTTTACCTATACGCAAACCATGCCGTCAGCCAAGAAAATTGAGCTGTCTAACATGGCGATGGGGAACACGCCGACCTTTAAACTGAAATACCTGACGCAGTTCAAAGGTAAAAAAGCCCTGTTGGAACTGGAAAGCGTAACCAGCGGCAAATTGGGCTTGTTCTCAACCAAAAACGATGACTTCTCCGTGCCTGAAATTGACTTTACTGCCTCAACCGACGAAGCAGGCTTTAAAGTCGGCACGTTGTGGATTCAAGAGTAATAATGCAGGCCGTCTGAAAATGACGGCCTTTTTCATTTACCCCGAAACGAAAAAGGAAAACAAAATGACCGTACGAATTAAAGGCGTAACCGTTGAACTGAACGGCACAAATTACGTTATCCCACCTATCGCACTTGGCGCATTGGAACAGTTGCAAAGCCGAATTGGTGCATTTGACGGCAATGTGCAAGACACAAAACAGATTTCTACCGTTATCGATTGCGCCCATTCCGCGTTGAAACGCAATTATCCCGATATGACGCGCGAAGAAGTGGCTGATTTGATTGATATTGGCAACATGAACGAAGTATTCGCCGCTGTGATGGATGTTTCCGGTTTGAAACGCAAGGAACAGGAAGCCGCGCAAGCGGGGGAAGCTCAGGCGGCGGTTTAAGTTTCGGTGCAATGATTGCCCACGTCTGCGCCTCAACAGGGTGGACGTGGGATTATGTCGCCGACAACTTGGATTTGCCGCGAATCGGGCATTTAAATGACTATTGGCGGGAACATCCGCCCGTGCATATCTTGGTAGCCTCATACATGGGCATTAAGCCGTCATCCAGCCCCGTACAGAGCGAAACAGACGAGGCGGAGGCCATCGGTATGCTTGGAGGCAGAGAGCTATCAGAAGACGAATTTAACGCATTACTGAAAGCGAAGGGGATTATTTGATATGAGTAACGCAGTTTTCCCAACGTTCCCCGGCTTGAAGTGGGGGCGTAAAAGAACGGCTGTTTGGAGTACCAATATTCAAAAGTCAGCTTCAGGGCGTGAGATTCGCAGTGCTTATTACACTTATCCGCAATGGAAGTTTTCACTGTCGTTTGAAGTGTTGAGAACAAAAGCTTCAATCAACGAACTTGAGAAGTTGGCAGGCTTTTTTAACGAACGGCGCGGCAGCTTCGATAGCTTTTTGTACGAAGACCCGACGGATAACAAGGTAACAGACCAACTTATCGGGAATGTTGTTCAGGGTGTAACGAGATACCAGCTTGTGCGCAATTACGGTGGTTTTACCGAGCCTGTTTTAGCGGTCAAAGGTGTGCCGACGGTTAAAGTAGGCGGTGTTGCTTTGACACATGGCCGTGATTTCTCGATAGACAATAACGGCGTATTGGTTTTGAACACGCCGCAAACGCCCGGCGCACCTATCACATGGACAGGCGGTTTTTATTTCCGCGTCCGCTTCACGTCTGACACGGTGGATTTTGAAAACTTCATCGGCCATTTGTGGAACGCGAAGAAAATCGAGTTTACGAGTTTGAAATTATGAAAAGTGCAAGCGCTGAATTAATAAACCTGCTCCATAACGAAGACAGGTTTTTGATGGCCGATTTGTTCACGATTACCTTATCGAATGGGCAGGTATTGCGTCATACGAATTTTGACAAGCCTGTTACATGGCAAGGGAATCAGTACGAAGCCTATAAGCTGATTATCAAACGCGGAGCGACAAGAACGGCGGTAGGGCTTGATGTTGATTCCAATACGTTGCAAATCGCCGCTGAGCCAAGTTACAGACTTGAGGGCTTGCAGTGGGCAGAAGCCGCGCTTGGCGGTGCTTTAGACGGCGCAAGGGTGGTTATTGAGCGTGTCTTTTTCCGCGATTTCCTTACGCCAAATCCTGAACCTGTTGGCACGGTTATCATCTTTTCCGGCCGTGTGTCGGATGTGTCGGGCAGTCGTTCGTCCGTCAAGGTCGATGTCAAATCAGATATTGAACTGCTGAACGTATCAAGCCCACGCAATATCTATCAGGCTGGGTGCATGAGGACGCTTTATGACGGTGGCTGTAAAGTCAACCGTGAGAAGTTCACGGTAAATGGCCGCGTAACCGCAAACAGCACGACCGGCACGGAACTGACTTGCAACCTGACACAGGCGAACGGTTGGTTTAATCAGGGCGTAATCAAGTTCACAAGCGGCCTTAATGCAGGGCTGACACGCACCGTCAAAGAACACAAAGACGGCACGCTGTCTTTTGCCTTGCGCCTACCACACCCGCCACGCGCCGGAGATGTGTTCAAAATCTATCCGGGCTGCGATAAACGACAAAGCACTTGTAAGGACAAGTTCCAAAACATCGTGCATTTTCGCGGTTTCCCCTATATCCCGTCTGCCGATACGGTGGTTTAAATGAGTCTATCTGAAATGGATTTAAGAAAGCGAATTGTCGAAGAGGCTTATTCGTGGCTTGGTACGCCGTACCATCATTTCGCAATGGTCAAAGGTGCAGGCGTGGATTGCGCCATGTTGCTTGCCGGTGTTTACGGCGCGGTCGGTATCGTCCCTGATGACTTCACGCCGCCCAAATATTCCCGCGACTGGCACCTGCACCGCGATACCGAGCGGTATTTAGAGGTTATCGCCAAGTTTTGCAGAGAGACGGACGACCCGAAGCCCGGCGATATTGTCATGTGGAAGTTCGGGCGTACGTTCAGTCATTCCGCCATTTTAGTGGGCGACAACAAGATTATTCACAGCTACATCGGGCGCGGTGTGGTTTTGGACGAATTGGATCAGGCTGAACTTTCAGGCCGTCCGATGAAATTTTTTACTTTAGGAGCAAAAAAATGAATATTCAAATAACAGCTTATGGATTGGGTAGTGGTCACGGTGAAGCCGCTGGCGGTAGTTATGACGACACCGAAATTAAAAAAGAATTGGAAGCCGTCAAAAAACAACTTTCCAACCTGCCAAAAGGCGGCGCGGCGGATGACGACACTGATTTGCGCAAACAGATGGCAGCGGTCGCGGAACAGGTCAGCAAAATAGCTGATACCCGAAAAGAGTATCAGGCGGCATACCTCACCAGAAATGATTTGGGGAGCGATTTCGATTTTTTAACATCTACAACGATTAAATTTAAAAAGCCGTTTTCAAAAATCCCATTTGTCAAGGTTACGCTTGACCTAAAAACAGGTTCCGCAAAATTGATTCACATTGCAAATGTGACAAAAACAGGCTTCGATATTGCAACAAAAGAACCTGGGGATTTGTGGGAGTTACAAGGCCTTTGGTATGAAGCGTATTTAATAGATTGATTTTATAGAGGTTACTCATGGGCGGTAAGACTTCCACTATTTCAAATTCTGAACAACGGATTTTATCCCTACAAGTTCAGCAATCATCTCAAGGCTTGACCCTGCCTGTTGTTTACGGTCGGGCGCGTGTTGCTGGCAATTTGATTTGGTACGGCGACTTTACCACTATTGAGACCAAGACAACGACCCGGCAAGGCGGTAAGGGCGGCGGTGGCGTACAGCAAGAGGATACCTCCTACACCTACGAAGCCGCCGTCATGATGGCCTTGTGCGAGGGCGAGATTAAGGGAATCGGGCGCATTTGGCGAGACAAAGAAAAGTTTGAATCGCTTTCACAATTACGCCTGAATCTTGCTAAAGGCGGCGATGAACAGCCGACTTGGACGCATTTGCAACAGCCGAAACACCAAGCGCAGGCTATCAACTATTCCGGCACGGCTTATATTTACAGCCCGAATTACGAGCTGACAAAATCAGCGCAGATTTATAGCCATAATTTCGAGGTTATCGGGAAAATGGGGTATTCGTCCTCAATTCCTGACGCAAATCCGAGCGAAATTATCCGCGATATGCTGACGAATCAGAACTACGGTTGCGGATTCCCTGCCGAAAACTTGGGCGATACGAGTGTCTACGGCGTTTATTGCCGCGCGGCTGGTATCTTTTTAAGCCCTGTTTACAGTGAGCAGACGGAGGCACAGCAAAACATTTCCGAGCTGTTGGAACAGACTAATAGCGCGGCAGTGTTTTCACAAGGCCGTCTGAAAATTGTCCCTTACGGCGACGTGAAGTTATCAGGAAACGGCGCGGCCTATGTACCAAACCTGACACCTGTTTACGACTTGACTGACGACGATTTTATCGTGTCGGGCGCGGAAGACCCTTTAAAGGTTGAGCGCAAAACCAATGCTGACGCTTACAACCAAATACAGGTTGAGTATCTCGACCGCGCGAATGACTACAATATCGCCGTGGCTGAAGTGAAAGACCAAGCGAATATTGAGCAATACGGCCTGCGCCCTAAAGATGCGGTAAAAATGCACGGAATCTGCGACGCTAAAGTCGCAAACCATGTGGCGCAACTGCTGTTACAGCGTGCTTTGTACGTCCGCAATGAATATGAGTTTAAGCTTGGTTGGAAATACTGCCTGCTTGAGCCTATGGACTTGGTAACGCTGACAGACGAGGGTTTGGGGCTTGATAAAACGCCTGTCCGAATCATTGAAATTGAGGAGGACGAAGAGGGCGTTTTGACCGTCAAGGCTGAAGATTTTCCGATGGGCGCGGCTACGGCTACGGCTTACCCTACACAGCCATCGTTAGGCTATTCTGCCGATTACAACAAATCGCCAGGTAACGCCCATGCGCCTGTTATTTTTGAAGCGCCTTTACAACTGACCGGCGGCGATCCTCAAATTTGGCTTGCAACCGCCGGCGGCGATATGTGGGGCGGTGCTGAAGTGTGGATTTCGACCGATGGCGACAGCTACACGCGAATCGGCGCAACCAACAAGAAAGCGCGTTTCGGCGCACTGTCCGCGCCTTTAGCAAGCGGTGCAGTTTTTGACCGCGCTAATACTTTGAATGTTGAAATTTCCGCCGGGCAAATGACAGGCGGAACGGAGCAAGACAGCCGCGATTTGCTGACTTTGTGTTACGTTGATGGCGAGTTTTTGGCCTACGAAACTGCTGAATTGAAAGGCGTGGGGCGTTATACGCTTGGCAATCTGACGCGCGGCGCTTATGGCTCAACCATCGATAGACACAATGCAGGCAGTCAGTTTGTGCGTATCGATGAAGCAATGTTCAAATACGCCGTCCCTGCGAACTGGGTAGGACGCACAGTTTGGGTTAAGCTGGTGTCTTTCAACGTTTTTGGTAGTGGTGTGCAGGAGCTTGCAGAAGTGCCGGCATATTCCTACACCATCAAGGGCGCACCGCTTGGGCAGATTCAGAACTTACGCCTCACATCATCTTGGGCATACGGTAAGGAAGCCGTTATTGCTTGGGATAAGCTGGGCGGTGCTGATACCTATGACGTAGAAGTCTATGCAGGCAATACGCAAAAACGACTGCGAAACTTGAGCGGTATTGTTGACAACGGATTTACCTACACGCAAGCCGATATGAAAGCTGACGGCGGCCAAGTGCGTGATGTTGTTTTTAAAGTTCGTGGCCGTGCGATTACTGGTAGAACTGGTAACTGGGCGCAAGTAGCCGCACAAAATCCGCAACTCAAACCATTGCAAGGCATTGAAATTGACAGCGGTTTACGTCAGGCGTTTTTCAAATGCGCCATGCCGTCTGAAGAGGATTTTGCAGGTATTGTGATTTGGGTGTCTGAAAATCAGGCCGTCCCAACAACAGACACGAATAAAGCCTATGACGGGGCGGAAACATTTGTTCCCATCATAAAATGCAACGGAAAGGATTTACAACAGGGTAAAACCTATTATTTACGCGCAGCAGGTTATGACAGTTTCGGAAAAGACGGTATGCACGTCAGCAACAGTATTGCTTTTACCGTTGCCGATGTATCAGTCACAGATTTAACGGAAAGCAATCTGAACAAGTCTTTGCGTGACAAAATCGCCTTAATTGACGGTAACGGCGCAGGCAGTGTGAACGCACGGATTGCGGCTGAAGCGCAGGCGCGTGCCGTTGTTGCGCGAGTCGCTGAAGATGCTAAAGCAGCCGCAAAAAAAGCCGCTGATGATTTGACAACAAAAGCCGCCGAAATTGGGAACAAGATTACAGCGGTTGAGCGCGTGAACAATGAGCAGGCGCAACAAATCAGAACGGTTACAGCCGCGCAAGGCACGACCGCCGCAGGCTTGGAGGCCGAAAAGAAAGCCCGTGCTGATGGCGACCGAGCGGAAGCGCAAGCGCGTGAAACACTTGCAGGCCGTGTATCTACTGCTGAAGGCAATATCACGCGCGAAACGCAAGCTCGTGTGACCGCTATCAATGCTCAAGCCGCCGCAACTGAAGCGCTGAAAACGCGTGTCGGTAATGCGGAAAGCGGTATCACGTCATTGCGCGAAACCGTCAACCAGAAAGACAGTTCACGAGCGAGCGAGATTAACCAGTTATCAGCAAAGCTCAATAACTTATCTATCGGAGGTCGCAATCTACTCCTTAATAGCTCAAACGCCAAGCTCGAAGTTTGGAACAATCGGGCAACTAACCGAGAGGATTACGAGAAGTTCTTGAGCGTCTCCAAAGCAGTTGACTGGGCTAAGGTGGAACACCTTACTCTGTCGTGCGATATTAGTTTTGATAATGTTCAAAAAGCTGGCCCGCGTTGGTGGCGTGTCGGTATGGGGGTTCACGTAATCTACACTGACGGCACGGAATCATGGCCTTCGGCATTTGAGATTGCTCCAAGAGGTGCGGTAAATGTTCGGAAGGTATTTGTTTTTAACGTGCCATCAGGCAAAACTATTAATCGCATCGGGTCTGTGTCGCTTAAGGTGCAAAACATCACGTCGTCTGGCTGGATAAAAGTGTGGGCGCCAAAGTTGGAAATTGGCAATATCGCAACCGACTGGACGCCAGCCCCTGAAGATAGCGAAGAGGCAACAGCCAATACGCTGGCAACGGTTCAGGTCGTTCAGACGGCCTTAACCAAAGCTACAGGCGACATCAAATCTCTTGGCGAGCGTATCACGACAGTGCAAAGCAAGGCTGATGGTAATACGGCGGCAGTGCAAGCCCACGCCCGAAGTATCAACGGCTTGGAGGCGCAATACACGGTCAAGGTTGACGTTAACGGTAAGGTGGCTGGCTACGGCTTGGCAACCACGCCAAAAAACGGAACGCCTGAAAGCAAGTTTATTGTGAACGCTGACCGCTTCGGTGTTGGTTCGACTGGCAAGGCTGATATTTTCCCATTTACGGTAGATACACGGCAAAACCGTGTCGGCGTGAACGGCGAACTGGTGGTAAACGGTAAGGCGATTGTTGATAGGTTGAACGCTGGGGATATTCACGGCGACAAAATCACGGCAAACACGCTGAACGCAAACCGCCTGAAAGCAGGAAGCGTTACGGCGGACAAGATTAACGTTACCAACCTATCGGCTATTTCCGCCGATATGGGCGCGATTCGGGCTGGTAGTATGAATCTTGGTAATGGTCGATTTGTTGTTAATAACAATGGGCATTTATCGATGAGCGCTACATCTGGAAATGTTGGCCTGAAAATCACAAATGAGCGAATAGATGTATATGACGCAGAAGGTGTGCTTCGTGTGCGTTTAGGGAAGCTTACTGATTAGAGGTTGATTTATGGCTGAATATGGTTTGCAAGTGAACGGTGCGCCGCCGACCGACGGGCTGGCAATGTTGGTCGATGTGGTGCAAACTCCTGTCAATATCGGTGCGCCGGAAGGCCGTTATTTGTTCCCCGAAATGACCGATAAGCAAAAAGAACGGTTTTATCACTACTTTTCCGCTGTCGATAGCGCGGTTATGTACGGTAAAACTGCTTTACAGACGGGCGGAGCGGGGAAGGTTGCTGTTGTCAGCTTGTTGCCTATTTTTACCCAAGACGAAATAGATAAGGTTAAAAAGGAAGGAGGACGCATAAACAGCTTAAAAGACCGTTTAGATGAATTATTAAGAGAGCACAAGATAATAGGGTTTTCTTGGAAAACCATAGAAATAGATTATTATCGCGCCTACAATTCTTGCCAAGCTGTTATGGTTTGGAGGGGTGTCAAATGAATGAAATTAAAAAATTGGATTTTAATTCTGAGCTTGATTGCACTGCATATATTGAAGATAAATGCCTCAGCATCTCTGGTTTTGATTGGGGGACTATGGAGAGTTTCTCTATTCGGTTGGATAAGTCTGATACGCTCAAGTTGCTTGAATTTTTGAAGGATGCGTTAGGGGAGCACCCTAGTGAGTAATTATGGCGTATTCTCGGACGAATTGCCTTTGTTTTTAGGGCAAGAAAAATTGATGATTTTTGAACGCAAGATTGCCCTCAAAGATATTAAAGAAGAGTGGTGGAATAAAAACGGGGGGGCAGTGCGGAACTATAAGCGCATTCTGCTTGGCCCAAGCAGTAATACTTACGCCGTATTTGCCGATTATAAATCGGACCACGATATTTTCTCACTATGGAGCGGCGGTGGTTTTAGTCTTCCTGGTTCTGGATTGCCTAATATTTCAGACAGTATATTTATGGCAGGGAAAACAGACAATTCCCTGCTGCTGGAGAATGGCAACTGGTATTTACTTGCCTTCAGTCCTAACGACATGGCGCAACATCCTGAAGTTTTGGATACCGACTTTTACATTTATCGCACTGTCGATACGGCAGTAGCAACAGACTTGTACGGCTTGAATGTGTTCCGCCCTGACGGTTCTCTTGGATACCATAGTGGGTGGAACATCGTCCGCGCCCGAAATGTTTACCACAATATTCAAAGAGTGACCGCGCAAGGCTTGCGAGGTAAAGGGCTTGCTTTATGGCGGCGTGCAACAACTCCTGTTCCGTCACCTATCCGCGTTGAGGATATGCAGGCCGCAGGGCGCAGTATATCGGTCGGCAGTAATAAGTTAGTCAGTATTGGCCACGTTCTTCACGCAGAGCATTACTGGGACAGACCGCAAAATGAATATGTACGGTTTGCTCCTTACCTCAAAGATGGCCTGCTTGGTTACGCGGTGGCATTTGCATCTTGCGGATTTACCCCTCCTGAAGACGCGCAACAACTCGCAGCGTTGATGTGGCATCCAACAGGAAACCCGATTATCGTTATAGACAAACCGAAGATTTAAGGCCATCTGAAAAGATGGTTGTTTCTACCCGCATTTGCGGGTTTTTTAATACCTATTGAAAGGAAAATCATGGCAAAACAAGTAATCGCAATCAAGCATGAAATTGAAGACGAAAGCACAGGCGCAGTAGCGAACTATCATGTAATCGAATATGTAGGTATCGATTATAAATACAACAATGTTACGGCAACAATGAATGGCTATGTGTCTAAAAAGGCATACGAAGCAGGCCGTAAACCGCTTTGTTCCCACTCTGTTACCGTGAACAGTCTGCCTGACGGCGCGGAAGTATCACGCGCTTGGCTGTACGGCAAAGCTGTTGAGCAAGGAAATGAACAAAGCGTCTTTGCAGGTGCCGAGTTGATTGAAGCCTAATCTAAATTTGAAACAACGCCCGTGATGATTCACGGGCTTTTTTTATGGGCGGTCGTATGAGCGATTTAGAAGCAAAAATCAAAATAACCGTCGAAAACGGCACGGCGGCAGGGTTCAACCAAGCGGCAAACTCTGCGGAATCGGCTTCAAAAGCCATTGAAAACGCCATTGGTAACGTCAAAGCGCGATTGAAAACGCATTTTGACGATATGAAAAAGTCGATGGAGCAGGCGTTTCACGTTAATCCATCGACTTTTAAAAATCTTGGCGATGCGCAAGAGGGGATGTTCAATAAAATCTCTTCTTCGGCGCGCAAAGTGTACGAAGAAACGCGTACACCGATGGAGCAATTTAAGGCGAAGCTGGCAGAAGTTAATCAACTGTTGAATCTTGGCGCGATTGACGTAGAAACCTACGAGCGCAAAGTTGAGCAACTGAACAGCGAGCTTGAGCAGACAGACGGCAAGGCTTCTGCGGCGGCTGGCGGGCTGGGTAAAATTGGGTCAGTCTTGGCAGGATTTGCCTCGCTGTCATTTGCCAAGTCCATGCTTGACACTGCCGACGCCATGCAGTCAATCAATGCACAAGTCAGACAGGTTGTATCGTCTGAAAGCGAGTATTTGGCAGTACAACGTCAGTTATTGGACGTAGCAAACAATACGCGTGCCTCATTGGAATCAACGGCGAATCTGTACGTTTCCACAAGCCGCGCCTTGAAAGACTACGGCTACACGCAACAGGAGATTTTGACCTTTACCGAGGCAACCAATAACGCGATGGCTATCGGCGGTGTACAGGCGCAACAACAAGCCGCCGCGCTTATGCAGTTGTCGCAGGCTTTGGGTAGCGGCGTATTGCAGGGCGATGAATTTAAATCTATTGCCGAAGCCGCGCCTATTCTGCTTGATACGATTGCGGAATACATGGGCAAGTCACGCGCTGAGATTAAAAAGCTTGGCAGTGAAGGGCAATTGACGGCGGATGTGATTTTTAAAGCCATATCCGGCGCGTCTGAGAAATTCGGCGAGCAGGCGGCTAAAATGCCTATGACGATGGGACAGGCTTTGACGGTGTTCTCGAATAACTGGCAAAGCATGGTTTCCAAGTTGTTGAACGACAGCGGCGCAATGTCGGGGATTGCTGCTGTTATTAAACTGATTGCCGATAACCTGAATTTAGTTGTTCCGATTGTTGCAGGTTTCGCAGTTGCTGTTGCCGCTGCTGTTGCGCCAACGCTGGCCTTAAATGTGGCTTTACTTGCAAATCCGTTTGGGATTGTGGCTGTTGCAATCGGCGCGGTCATCGGACTTATTGCCCAATTTGGCGATGAAATAGACGTTTTCGGTGATGGTTGGTCGAATTTGTCTGATGTGATTCAGGCCGTCTGGCAAGTCATCACGGAAACCATCGGCGAAGCTGTCGATACTGTTAAATCATGGTTCGGCGAGCTGACGGCATGGGTTGACGAGAGTGTCGGCGGATGGTCGGCGGTATTTGAGCGCGTGATGGGCTTAATCTCAAGCACTATCGGGGCGTACGTCAACGTTTATATCAACACATTCGCAACCGGCTGGATGTTGATTAAAGAGGCCGCCAACAATATGCCGCAATTCTTTGCCAATCTTGGCAAGTCTATTGGCAACGCTTTTCTGTCTGCGATTGAGTGGATGATAAATAAAGCGGTCGGCATGATTAATAGCATGATTGACTTTGCTAACGCAGCTGTGTCAATGGTTGGCGGTTCTGGCATTAAAAAGCTGGATGGCGTTGACCTCAAAAGGATGGACGACGGCGGGCTTGGCGGGCGAATCGTTGACAGTATGACGAAAGACCGCGCCGGAGCAATGGCGAACGCCATCAAGGAACGCGCAGCCAACATTCACGAAGACAAAGCGATGAGAGGCGCACGAGGTGGTGGCGGTGGCGGCGGTTCTGCCAAAGCTCACGCGCCTGCCGGTGGCGGTGGTGGTGGCTCAGGCCGTAAAGGTGGTAGCGGACGTAAAGGCGGCGGGAAAGGTCATGCAGGCGGCTCAGGAGCGGCGCAAGACCCAATGCAAGGATGGGAAGAGGAAATCAAAGCCCAAAAACTTGCACACCGCGAAATGCAGCGCGAAACGCTCACGCACCAAGAATGGGATTTAGCGCGTGAGGCTGCTTACTGGCGCGAAAAGCTGGCAACAGTGGACGCTGGCAGTAAAACAGGCTTAAAACTGCGTGAAAAAATCCTGATGCTTGAAGACCAGTTATCGAAACAGTCAACTGAAGCGAAAATGAATCAGGTGGCTGAATGGGAGAAGCTGGACAAGCATAAGCTTGAGATGGAGAAAGACGCGGCCGACCAAGCGTTATCGGCAGGCCGTATTTCGCAACTCGAACGCCTTGATTTGGAAATCGAGTTTGAAAACCGCCGCTATCAGATTGCCTATGACGCATTGCAAGAACGGATCGCACTTGCTGAACAAGACCCGACTTATAGTCAGACGGCCATTGATAAGCTTAAAGCGCAGATGGCGGAACTTGGGCAAGGCCATGAACGGACACAGGCGAAGAATGAGGGCAAACGCGAAAGCCAACGCCAGAAAGATGCACCGAACGTCATGGAAATGCTTCAAGACGGCGGCAAGAACGTTTGGCAAGAAGCGCAGCAGCAGATGGGGCAGGCATTTTCCGCTATGCTCACTCGTACGCAAAACTTCCGCACGGCCATGAATAACTTTTTCAAGAGTATGGGGCAAACCTTTATTCAAGAAATGGTTACAAAGCCGCTGATGGGCATGATGCAGCGCATGGTTCAGGAATCGGCGATTTACAAGATGATTTTCAGCACTAAAGATACGCTGGAAACAGCGGCGGCGGCCAAGACGGCGGCAACAAAAGCGACCGAGACCACATCTGTCGTTACCGCCAACGCAACACAGGCGGCATCGGGCGCGGCGGCTTCGCAGGCTTCTATTCCATATGTCGGCCCGATTCTTGCAGTCGCAGCAATGGCCGCGATTATGGCGGCGGTAATGGGCTTGATGGGCGGTGGCGGCGGTTCTCAAACGACCACGACCACAACACGGATTCCATCGGCGGCAGGTGGTTGGGATATTCCAGCAGGCATTAATCCACTTACTCAGTTGCATGAGAATGAGATGGTTTTACCAGCTGAACACGCCCAAACAATCCGCGAAATGGCAGGCCAATCAGGCGGCGACGACAGCACGATTATCATCAACTTAACAGGCGGCGACTTTATCCACAAAAAGGATTTGGCAAAGCTTCTGAAACGGATGAGACGTGATTTCAAATTTGTTTAACGGTCAGGCCGTCTGAATGGTTCAGGCGGCTTTTTTTGTAAACGGACTTTTTGATAATTTTGTCAAAAAGTCCTTTTTATTTGGAGATTGGAAAAATGAGTAACTCATTGAAATGGGTTAAATATGTTTTGGAGTGGCGTTTTCTGCCTGTACGTTTTCAAAAGTGGCTTTTTGGTACAGGGACGCGCGTGGTCGAGTTTGCCAGTGGGTTGTCGCTGATTGGCTATGCCGCTGTGTTTGCGTTTTCGCCTGTCGATATTTACGACTGGCCGATTTACTACAAATTTAAGACGATACCCGAATCTATCCTGATCCCTGTGTTTGGCGGTATCGGCTTGTTACAGTTGGCCTCGATGTACTGGCAGACGTATCGCGGAAACGTCTTTTCAGGCTATCTGTTGCTGGTGTCGGCGTTTATTTGGTATCTGACGGCTCAGGCGTTTTGGGGAGCGTTTCCGCCTGCTCATACAGGCATGGTCATTCCGCCGATTCTGTCTTTCCTATGCCTTTTGGCTGGTAACAACTCACTTAAATTCTTGTTTTCGGGCGAAAAATTGAAAGATAGCCTAAAGGGGGAATAATGGATTTTTTCCAATTTGGCTACCTGTTTGCCATAGGGGGCGGCATTGTCGGCAGTGCGTGGTCGAGTATCAAAGACCACGACAAAATCGTTTCGAGTGTTTTTGAGGCGGTTGTATCGGCAGTGGCAGCGGCGGCGGTAGTGGAACGGTTTTTGATGGTAAATCAGGTTTGGACTTGCGCTATTGCCGGCGCGTTTGTCGGCATTTTGACAGGCCACGCCATGGATACCGTCAAAACCTTAGCCCCCGGAATGATGAAGAAGTGGGCGAAGAAAACGGCTGACAAATTTATCGATAGTAAAGAGTAACAACAGGTCGTCTGAAATCAGACGGCCTTTTTTAATGGAGAAGTAAAAATGCAAATCACTGAACACTTTAGTTTAAAAGAATTGACACGCAGCGAAACTGCACGCCGTGCCGGTATTGAGAACAAGCCATCATCTACCGAAATGGACAATATCTATTACACGGCGCAACAGCTTGAGAAAATCCGCGCCTATGTTGGCCGCGGAATCATTGTTACGTCATGCTTTCGCAGTGAGCGCGTGAATAAGCTTGTAGGCGGCAGTCCAACGTCCGCCCATCGTTTCGGCTTGGCGGCTGACTGTGATGCGGTCGGATTGACTTCTTTGGCATTTGCGAAACTCTTAATTAAAATGCGAGACGAGGGCAAACTGACCTTTGACCAGTTGATTCTTGAGTTTCCTGAGCGTGGCGATGGCGCGTGGGTGCATGTAGGTTTTCGCCGAAATAGCCCAATGCGTAACCAAATCATGACAGCGACCAAAAAAGGCGGGAAAACCGTCTATTTGCCGGGCTTGCACGTTTAAAGGTTGCATATGAATCCTGTTGATTTTGCAAAACAAAAAATCACGGAATGGCAAGAAAAAAGCCGCGAAGCCAGCGAAAACGCAGACCTAGCGGCTTTTGATTTTGCCGAACGTGAGATTAAAACCTATAAGGATATGCTTGAATTATGGCTAAAACGTTGCTTAGAAATTGGAAATTGATCGCGGTTTTAGTTGTTTTTTCAATCGTCATCGGCGCGTGGCAATACGACCATTCCGCCCAATACAAGCGCGGACGTGTATCAATGGCTACAGAAATCTCAAACCGTCTGAAAGATTCCGCTATCGAGAAAGCGAAGCAAGACCGCGAATTATCCGCTGTGTATCAAACCGGCAAAGCCGTGCGTGAAGAGAAAGAAAGGGTGCGATATGTTCAAGTCCAAAAGATTGTCGAAAAGCCTGTCTTTCGCAATGTTTGCGTTGATTCTGATGGGCTGTCAATCATCAACGCCGCCATTGCCGACGGCAATTAAACCGCCTGCCGACCTTGTGCAACCATGCCAAAACCTGCCTAAACTTGAGGGAGGAACAGGCGCGGATGTGTTGCCGTGGTCGTTGCAAGTCATCGGCTTGTACAACGACTGTAAAGCGCGGCATAAGGCGTTATCTGATACTATTAAATAAAGCAGAAGCCGTCTGAAGCCTTGTTCAGACGGCATTTTCTGTTTACCTTACCGTATCCTTGCTGTAAATGCCTTTAAGACATAAGGCCATGCGGTCGGAGGCGTCTTTGTCCGCATATCCCCGCAACACTTCGAGGGCTGCGACGGTTCTTTTCAGGCGTGAACGGGTTTCGTGCCAAATCGTATACATCGTAACCGCCTGTATGTTGCCAAGCTGTTTAAGCAGCGCGGAGATGTCTTTGCCCAATTCAATCATCCATGCGCCGTAATAAACCATAGCGGCAATGTCGGCTAAAGAGTTGCCGTCGATGGGCAGTTTCGGCTCGGCTTTGGGCGGTGCGTCCAACACTTCGCCCGTCAAGCCTGTGTGCAGGGTCAGCGCGTGGACGTAGGCGACGGCTTCGGGCAGCTTCTCGGCAGGGAGGTCTTCAATCGCGCCGACGTTGAAGCGTTGGTGAATCATACTGTACGCGGAGGAGTAGTCTATGCCTTTGCGTCCGACAAGCGCGGCAACGGCCTGCCGCAGAGGGGTGCGGTCGTCGGCGGTGGTTTTGGCGGACTTGATGCCGTCTGAAATTTTGCCGTTAAGTAAAGTTTCTTCCAATACATCCAGCACCCAACGGCGGAACTCTTTGGCCACTTTGGTTCGTGCCAACATGCCGAGCAGGTGGCAGCCGCGCAGGCTGAATACACGCACCTGCTGTTTGCCGCCTGCGGTGGGCAGTTCGATAACTTGGGTCATGCTGTCAGTAAATTCGTCAGCGTTGCGGTCATAAAGTTTTGCGATTGCAACAGCACCGTCTGAATATTCCAAGGCATTACCAATTTGGTAACCCCTTAACCAAGGCTGGCCGTGAATATCTGTAATATCAAAATCGACGTTGTGAAAAGACAAAGAGAAATTAGTGTTCATGATGGTTTCCTAGTTTAGTTTCGAAATGCCCGGAATGGGCGGTCGGGAGGTTCGAAAACCTACTAGAAAAGGCCGTGCTTATTCCCTGCCGAAGCAGGTATTGTATTCACAACCCTCCCGACCATAGGAAACCTTTATCGAAGCAAAACACCAAGGAAACTATGGACGTAAAAAATTCACGCTGACGGGGTGAATGCCGTTCTAGTAGAGGTTTTCGACGCCACGGACAGGAATATAAAACAAACCCCCTGCAAATGCAAGGGGTTCAACTGTTCAATAATCAATTCCTCTAACAAGCCGCTTTACATGCACAAACCTCGTGCAATTATTACATCCATAGCAAGTAATTAGTGGAAATATCGGCGCATCTCTTAATTTTACGACCTTCCCGTCATACTTTTTGCGGTATTTCTGTGCTGTTTCACAATATTCCATATCCGGTGTGAAGGTAATAGAGACATGTGTAATCCCTGCCTTTTTGCTTTTCTCCCGACTTACCATTTCCCCAGCACGAAAATTGGCAATCCTCATTTCTACCTGAATCGATTTAACATTAAAATCGCTAGGAATGGTTTCATCGGTCGCCAAAGCCTGCTGAATATCGGCAAAATTCAAATTGTACCGTTCGGCAGGGGGGTGTTTCCGCAAGTATTTAGCCAATCTCCCAATTTGCTTATTGGTCAGTTTCTTGGAAAGTTTTAACACTTTCTCTAACTCGTCAATTTCCAACAGCACTTTTTCTTTTGTATTCTTGGCTTTAACCGTAAAGAATGAGAACATAATATAGCGTTATTTCATGTAGTTATGATGAATTTACACTATATCCAATCCAACAATCTCCTGCAAGTCATTTCAAAACCGCCAGTATCTCAGGTGGCCGCCAATACGCCGCCATCAGCAGCACGGCCTCTTCTCATTTATTCTTCAAATATTCCAAAAGCTTAAGCCATTTAGTGTGAGGCATATTCGCAAAACTGCTCATACTTGGGCTTGTTTCCCATTTTTGGGCTGTTTTCAACGTTGATTCCGTGATGTCGGCAACATTCTGCTGGGTCAGCCCATATCTTCGGCGCAATGCCTTCAGGTTCGCAGGCGTGTAGCCCAATTCCGCATTTTCAATCATAAAAGTCCCCATCTTCAGACAACATCAAATCGTCTGCCGTGATTTGATCGCAGACTTTTTTCAGGCTTTCTAGCCATTCTTCGGTAACTTCAGGGCGGTTGTTGTCTAAAAAGATAAAGTCCGACAGCCAAAGCCCGATATTTGAGCGGTAGGCGAGGCGGCCTGTCTTGCTATCCTCTACTATATCGCCGTTGACAGGTTTCCCCGGCATTGTTTCCGTGTATCTGTCGTCTAATGATTTCCGTGCCAAAAAGCGAGGGTATCGAGTATGAACGACAAATTCGTCTGTTTCAGTGCGTGCTTCGCCGTGAATGATTGCCGGGTATCGGTTGAAAATATTATTCTTGCTCATGATTTGCTTTCAAAAAAAGCCGCCATATTTCAGGCGACTTGACGATTATCTGCTTTTAATGATTTTTTCAATTTCTGAAATCCAATAGCCGCTATGAGGTTTTTTTGCATAGCCGTTAATGATTTCATTTGAAAGTTCAACTTCGCCATATTCTGTCAAAGTGCCGATTGCATGTTGGTGGTGATACACTTTATAAGTGTTTCCTGACAGTTTTTCGAGGTGGTATGAACCAGTTTTGATGATTTCCATTTTGATTTCCTTTCGATTTATCCTTGATTCCGTCAAGGTGTCGGTGGCAGGCCTTGTTGTCTGTCCATGTGTGTATATTACCTCTTTATATTAGGTAATGCAAGAGGTTTTTTGAATATTTTTATAAGTTTCTGATTTGTATTAATTTAAAATCATTTAAGCTCAATAAAAAAGCCACCTGATTAAATCAGATGGCCTGTGTCTTTTGTCCCTAAATTGTCCCAATGTGTTTTAAGTGATTGATTTATTTATTGTTAATGGTGCGGACGGAGTGCATTTAAACAGCAAATTGATTATAGTAGATTATGATTGATTTTAATAGATTATACATATAAATCAATCTCATATCTGCACCAATCAATCATTTATGATTGATTAGGATTGATTATAACATATAATGCCGTGTCCCCTTATTGTCCCAATAATATACCAATGGCAACAATCGAAAAGCGCAACGGAAAGTATCGAGTTAAAGTCCGTCTGAAAGGCGTTACCAAGTCAGAAACATTTGCCCTGAAATCTGATGCCGTTGCATGGGCGGCGCGGACTGAAGCGGCAATCTTGGACGGCGTACAGGGTAATGCGCCCAAAAGCCTATATTTTGCCGATTTGCTGACCAGATACCGGGATGAAATCACGCCAACCAAGCGAGGCAATAGGGCGGAAACATACCGGCTGAATCGTGCGTTACGATCCGATTTGGCCGATATAAAAGTCAGTGACCTGCGCCCTCATCATTTTGCCCAATGGCGCGATAACCGCAAAAAGGAAGTGCAAGAAGCCACTGTCAGACGTGAGCTTGAAACACTGTCGGCCGTCTGTCAAATGGCGGTTAAAGAATGGGGGCTTTTGCCGTCAAATCCTCTATTGCAAATCAGACGGCCTGGCAAAGGCAAGGCGCGAAACTACATACCGCCTGACGATATTGTCTTGGCTGTTGTGCGTGAGCTTGGTGTAGTTGACGGCGTGCCGATAATCACGGCAAAACAGCGTATCGGCTTGGCTGTCTTGTTTGCGATTGAGACGGCAATGCGTGCCGGAGAAATCTGTAACATGCTTTGGCGTGATGTGCATTTAGCCCGGCGCGTGGTGCATTTGCCGATGACTAAAAACGGTAGCAGTCGAGACGTGCCACTGTCTAAAAAGGCTATGGTGATATTAGATAGACTGCCACGTTCTGAGAGTGGGTCTGTGTTTGATATAAGCTCCCACACGCTTGACGTTATGTTTAGACGTGCAAGGGCAAAGGTTGATGGGGCTGAGGGCTTCCATTTTCACGATACGCGCCATAAAGCCCTTACGCGCATGGCCGCTAGGGTTGAGCCTATGCAACTGGCTAAAATCAGCGGTCACAAGGATTTGAGAATCCTGCTAAACGTGTACTATAACCCTGATATTGGCGAACTTGCCGATTTGCTGGATTGAAAAAAACCGCCTGTTACGGCGGTTTCTCTATTTCTGACGGCGGCGGCGGATAAATTCGTGTACTTCTGCTTTCGGCCATAAGAATTTACGCGGCGAGATGACAAAAGGCTTTGGGAATCCTGCCTGTTTGCAGGTCTGATTAACGAATGTTGCGCGTTTGACGTGTAGCAGGTCGGCGCATTCTTGGGCTGTGAGGTACATTCAAAAATCCTTTTATTACTTGCAATATAAGCAAAAATCTAAAATATCAAGAAAGAAGCTATTGGCGTGTTTGATAGTTGATTTTGCATATTTGAAGGGACTTACTGGGTCATATTTACCACTAGATAATCTCTTCAAAATCAAAAGAATAGGATATGAGGCCAAAAGGAATAAGAAGAAGAAAATCCGCGCCAAAATTAGTAATACCAAAGCTGCAAAAGATGACAATACTGATACAGCTAATGGTATCAAGAATAGTATTAAAAAAATATTATCTACTGTTTTGATTACTGTTTTATTTTTAAAATCAATTTTCATCTTCTTGCCTTTCGTATCTTCATCAGGCGGTATTTCCGCCGCCTGTCGGATTGGTAGTTATTCAACCGCCGGCGCATGGCCTGCCTTTAAAAACTTCGTCAAATCAGGCTTAAAGTAGCCGTCCGCTTTGGCGATTTTGCCGTTTTCGTCAAATACCGGTGCGCCGTCCTTGAACTTGCTCCAGTTCGACTTATTCACTTCGTCCAGTGCGCCTGCCATGTCAAAGCCCATCATGTAGCCTACGCCGATTGCTGTAACTATCTGGTCGCAAAGCGCATCAAGCAGTTCAGTGCTTCGATTTTGGCTTTCTTTCACAAATTCAACGGTTCTGACGGCGGTTTGTTCTTTGGCTTTGAATTTATCAGCGTAATTTGCAATATGGTTTCTTAAGTGAGTACCACGCATTAAAGCTTCTTGCATTTCTGCGATTTCTTCAAAATGACAACCAATCTGTACGGCGATGTCGTCCGTTGTCGGATTTGGCTTGGCCGTCTTAAACCATTCGATGATTTCTTGAATATCCATTTGATAGCCCTAAATAATTTCCGCTTGTACCAAGTCTTTGCGGAATTGGTTGTAATTGATTAGGCTGATTCCTGTGTTTTGCTCAAAAGGAATCAGAATTTTCTGCATGGCCGTCTGAATAGCCCTCTATTCAGGCGGTTAAAGTCTGCCAGCACTTTGTAGCCGTCCTCTCAACGGCTCGGACGTTTTAGGCCGTCTGCCTGTGGTTGGTTAATTTACTTTACCTTTTAGGAACTCTGCGTTATTAATCATGGTTTGAGCACTAACAATAAAACCTTTTGGGTTTTCTTTGATATGCTTGGCAATATCGTTAATAAAAATTGATACTAATACCGCCGATAAGTAAGCAATTTTTTCAGGTACGTTATCTTCATGTGCCGGGTTAATATCAGGTGCTTCCAAATCAACGCCTACATCATCGGCAGAAATTTTGAAAATATATTCAGTCATTTTTTATCTCTTAAAATGGAACGTCGTCCGAAATATCTTCTTGTGCCTGTGCTGGCTGTGGTTTCTGCGCTGGTGTTTGTGCATTACCGCCCAACATCTTCATCTCATTGGCGATGATGTCGTAAGCCGTGCGCTCCACTCCGTTCTTATCGGTGTATTTACGGGATTTAATTTTGCCATCGATGTACACTTGACTGCCTTTTTTCAGGTATTCCCCTGCAATCTCCGCTAATTTGCGGTACATAGTTACGTTATGCCACTCGGAGGCCTCTTGGCGCTGTCCGTTTTTGTCGGTGTATTTCTCGCTTGTAGCCACGGAAAAGTTACAGACAGCTTCTCCGTTCGGCATGAAGCGCGTTTCAGGGTCACGGCCAAGGCGGCCAATTAAAATTACTTTGTTCAGCATTTTGTTTCCTTTTTAAAATTGAAATGTCATTCTGTTGTACGCTTCGCGCGTTGCGATAACGTCTTTCTTGCAATACTCTGCAACTTCTTCGATTCGTCCGGCTTTTACATAATCCCAAACTTGTGAGCCGTCTATGCCGTCTTTAGGGCTTGGGATACCTAATATTTCGCATAACTCTGCCAGCTTGATACGATTCCCACGTCCAGCCCAAATCTGCATAGTGTCTGCGAAATTCTCACTGTATTGCGAGTAATACAAGTTGATAGCAGGCTTGATACGATTCACGATAAATCGGTGAAATAAGAAGCGGATGTCAAACTCAACGTTATGCCCAATAAATCGAATATTCGGGCGCGGAACATCGGCTTTAATTCGGTCAATGAATTGGTTGAACTTGGCTAAAATTTCCGCTTCGTTTTCGCCTGTGATGGCTTCAGGCTCGCCATCATCTACCGCCAAGCCGATAACGCAAACTTCGCCGTAACCGCCATTTAACGCTGTTCTGCGGTACTTATCCTCTGCCACTTCATGGGACTTGGAAGAAGCCATGACGGCCTCCCAACGTCCAATCATTGAAGCCTTAGACGTAAACTTGATTTCGTCTTTATCCGTGATTCCCAAATCAGCAGCGGCTTTTTCTTTCGTCAAGTCGCTCGGTGCTTTGAAATTCAGGGCAGCATCGTGAAGAATCACCTCAAATGCGCCCTGTTTCTGATTCGGAATAGTCTCAATGTCAATAAAAACATTCAACATATCAAACCCTTATTCTTCTTCCTTGAAATCAGCTTTACGGTTTTCGTAAATATCCTTAACTTTGGCTCTGATATTCCCGTCCGTGTGCTTCCAAGCGTCTGCGAAGATTTGTCTTAATTCATCTTCCGTTTTCGCTTCAACTACTGCTTTCTCATACGCGGCAAGGTCAAACGGCGGATTCTTTTCAGCTTCCGGCAAATCTTCGCCTGCGTAGATATACAAGCCAAGCCCGAACATTCCCAAGCATTTAACAAGACAGCGCATCTTGTTTTTGTTGATGTCAAAACTGTTTGGGTTTTGAATAGCCTTGTTGCGATGGTCGATGACTGGAAGCCACATGTAACGGCTAACAGCTTGGTCGTCCTTTTTAACGGTTACCGTTACGCCTACCTCTGCCGTGCCGTCTGAAAAAAACTTTTCAGGGTGCATTTCAAAACTACTTTCGGGGTAGTGTTCCATCAGCGTCTGCCATGACCATGCCCATGAGAGATAGCTCAGCCCGTTCTTTTTCTCTACCTTGTCATTTACGTTCACTGCTGACAGGGTTTTCCATACTTCTTGCGGGAAACTCATTTTCTTTATTCCTTTCGTTTTCTTCTTGTTGCTCAAGTTCTTGCATGACTTGGCAATAAAACATCAGTTCCTGACACATGATTAGCCTTCCAGTAGCTTGTTGAAATACTTTTCAGCCGCCACTTTTGTCTTAAAAGTTTTCTCGTTGATTTTCTTGCGCCCTGCGTTCTTCTTGAGAATCAGTGCGTGAGTGTTTCGGGCGAATGTCTCAAGGTCTTGCCAAACGTTCCAAACGCCGTTTTCGTTCCTCATTCGAGCGCCGCAATGCTTGCTGATATGACTATGGCCTTTGGGCTTGGCTACATAACAGGTTGTCAAAATGTGTTGCATGGCTGAATCTCCGCATCTCCCATGACCTTTACTTCATCAGGCATGGCTTCATATGTTTGTTCAATTTGTGCTTCTTGGCTGATTGTTTCAGGCTCTTCCGGCTTCTCGGCTTTGCCGGGAAAGCTATAAGCGGCTACCGTGATGGCTGTTACAGCTAAAACTGTTCTGATTGCGTATTTCATTTTTTTACCTACTGCAAAAGTTGATTGATGTCGAAGATTCCGTATTGCGCGGCAGTCAATACCGCGCGACTGTGGTCGGTTTTGCGCTCAAGCCGTGAAACCATCTCGTTAAAGTGTCTCAAGAGAATCAGCCGGGCATTGCCCAACATGATGTCTGGGTGCTTCGCTCCGGCATTGCACGGCATGGCTTTGATTTTTGAGTTAAAGGGCAGGGCGATGACCTTTTGCATAAACTCACGCCTCGCCTGCTTCGCTTCGTCTGTCAGGTATTGGGTCAATGCTTTCATGCCGCTTCCTTCCATTGGTTTGCCAGTTCGTCGATTTTGCTTACTCGCAAATCAGCGTGATTTGATTTAGTTGCCCAAATCAGCGCGTCTTTGATTTCTTCGTTCTCGTACTTGTTGCTACTCAATTCGAGAAATTCCGCGCCGTCTAGCAAGCAAGTTCGCCATTCGCCATCATTCTGCGAGTATTCCAGGTCATCACATTCGATAGCGCATTTGCGAAACTCGTAGGCTTCCTTGATGACGTGTTGCATGATTTGCGCGTGGAATAATTTGAAATTCTTCCTGTTGTCATCTTCTCGGCTTTCTTCGATCGCAATTTCTGCGTCTCGCAATTCTTCGCGCCTGTACATTTCGTACATTCCCCAATCGGGGCGGCTTGTTTCGTAATAAGTCATTTCCTTTTCCTTTTGTTGCGGTATCGGTAGAGGAAGGGGCTTGATGTTTCTCCGTGCCGTTGCCCTTGCTTGCCTGTGGTGTTGCTAGGCAGTAAGCCTTGTGCCCTCGTTTTGGCATTGCTCACCCTATCTACCGATAATTTGACCTTGCTTATTTAAGCAACCGTCTCCAGCTGCTTAAATAAGCCCCCTGTTACAGGGGCTGTGTACATTTAGCCGTAGCCGTAGCCGCTGCCGTCG